GCAGTAGCCGTACATGTAGCTTGCCATCCTTCTTGGTATGCGTTTGTATGCCATCAATGAAGCTACTCAAATAGGTATCAAGGGCAGACAATCTACGTACACGTTGTAAAAACAACTCGGCATCCTTCATGCCACGTGATCGTGCTACCTTCTCAAGTATCTCAATATTTGTTTTGCTTGTTGTGAATCCGTTAGCACTCACCCACTTTGGATTGGGTGGTGAGAACTTTAATCCCGCCAAAGAAGGCTGGCCAGTATCAAGAAATTGATAACCAATAGCATCACATAATACGCATCGGTTTGCGTTAGCGTATAGACTTCCATCTTTTTTTACTTTCCTTACGTAACCTGTACCACTACACGTAGTACACTTAACAGCTTTCTTCTTATAAACGACACTAGAATTTTTAAGTATAGTTTTTCTGAAGTCAGTATCTGTCATGTAGGGATCAAATGAATTACCCCACATAGCTTTATCGTGTGGCTTACGGCTATAGATTACCCAAGACAGTTGCTCTGGACTATTCAAGTTGATAGGCATGTCACCCATTAGCTCTCTAGTCTGTGCGTTAAGACTCTTTTCAATCTGATTCTTCTCTGTCTCAAACTCTTCACGCACACTCTTGAGTACATCAAGATTAACTTTGAACCCACGTTGGTATATCCGTGCCAAACAAACAGCGACTTCATCAGTAAGTGCAGCAGTATCTCTTAGACCTGCGTTGTCTGCTTGGTTGTACCTACGCATTAGGTTGTGATACACATCCTTAGTTGCAGATAGATCGGCACGTAGATACTCACACAGTTCTGCGTGTGGTATGTCACGTGTACTGTAACCTTTTGCAAAGTATTCTTTCAGCGTACCAGACTTAGGTGTAGCACCATATCGTTCAGCACAGGCTTCAAGGGTGAGTGGTTCTTTGACACCACGTTGTAGTATGTACTCATTGAGCATTGTGTCGTACACTTCACCCTTGTAAATGAAACCTGATTCCCACAGCCACAGTAAGTCATATGCAATATTGTGACCAATTAATAAAGATGTTTGATCTAATGTCATTTGTAATTCTTCCTTGCCATTAAAGGTAGGTTGAATGTCAGCATGATCAAATGTATATATGCGAGGTGGTGTAGGATTGCACACTCCCTGCACACCCACCATAACCAAACTATTCTCTGGTTCAAATGGATCAAGGTGCATCTTGCCATCACGCTTAGTTACTGTGTTCTCTACATCAAGTATCAGTTTCATCAATTATCTCCTCTATAATATTAACTACATCATCTTGCTGGCTTACCTTAAACCATTCACCCTTCCTCTGATCGGCAATCTTACCTACATTATTATGTGCTATAGATTCTGCTAACATCCTATCAGAAAAGTATTTACTATACCTTAACACATAATCTCTAAAAGGACTAGAGGTTTGATAACTATTTAATCTATCCTCTGCATCCACTGCCCTACCTACTTTGTACCATCCTTGCCAAGAAGGGTTGGATATTATGTAGACGTAGCCATCCTTTTGTCTATCGTAATGACGTACTGTCATGTTTTGTATGCTTCTTGCTAATCCTTTTAGCTTATTCATCTTCCGTATTTTAGATGAGCATTTTACACAGAGATAATTACTGATCTTCACATCACCTCTTGCCCATGTAGTCGGAACAATCAATTCAGTAGCACACCTATTACATCTTTTAGTCTCTAGATTTGCCTGATGTTTAGGAACGTCTTCCCTTGTTTGAAATGTTGGTCTACCTCTCATGCCATGTACCTCGCTGTTTCGTACTCAAGTTCACAATGAATGACACCATGCCATCCTGTAAGTTTATTCTTGACTATGTTTAAGTGTCTTTGATTATCTTCTTCTTCTTGACCTTCGACTGCCGGGTTCTTAGCAATCAAGATCATAAGATCTGCTTCCGCAGCTTTACCTGTACGTGAACCTTCCATCATACTTTGATTCAGTAGTACCTTACCCTCTGCTTCTGCAGATAACTGTGACATGTAGAAGATACCACAGTTGTACTGCTTGGCTATACTACGTGCATGAATTGCATTTGCTTTGAGTGCTTCGTCTTGTCTAGCAAAGCCACTAGTCACAGCAAACTTATCACCCATGTCAAGCACTACAATGTCAGGCTTGTATGATTTGCATACCGATTCAACCCATGCCATGTCACGACCTGTTACATCCTTGAATAATATGTTGCTACGTATGCGACTATAGATCGACATTGCTTTCTCTTTATTCTTAACAATCTCGTACTTGTCCATGCCTGTAGCTGCAGTAATGTATCGGTGTACTACACGATGGTATCCCTCTTCGTTACACAACACAATACACTTAGCACCTTGCCACGCAAATCCTTCGGGTCCTGCTATTATTGATGCATGGAAAGAAGTCTTACCCGTATTGGGTCTTGCTCCCACCTCAATCAAGTGACCTGCATTGACACCTTCTATCCTACGTGTGAGTGTAGGTATATTGAACTTCCATTGTGATTCAAGATCCGTCATGGCAAGTATAGTATCAAGGCTACTGTCTTCCCAATCTACTTTTAGATTAGGCATGAAGTCATCACCATATTGCTCAAGTAAATTACGCATAGGTTCAAGGCTAGTCTGTGTTCCATTCACATAATCAAAACCCAAGTTAGCTATGTCCTCACCAATCACTTGCTGAAATAGTTTAGACAATACCTCTTGTGCTATGTCTGAACCCATAGGCTGCTCACGTTTTAGTTTATCGAACACACCACTGTACGAGTTCTTTTGTGCCGTAGTCATGGAAGGATTACTTGTCATAAACAATGCTTGTACCTCATCAGGTGTGACAGTTCTCTCATACCTTTGCATGCACTGGTCTATAACACTCTTCACCTTTTGCGAATCCTTTGTAAATATTCTGTTAGGACACTTCGCTCCTCTGTGGTCATCGTAGAATTGTTTATCCATTAGGCTTCTTAGTAACGCTAATTCCATTTGATTCTCCTGTGTTGGTTAAAATGGTGGTAAATTAGTTAGGCTATATAAGTCTACTTCTCTTCGGTACTTTAAATCGTCTGTCAATTTTAAAACTTTTACTGTGCTTACGTGTTGTCTTAGTTCCTTTGCAAACTGCATAGTTTTGGGTAAGGCATCTGGATCTAAGGCTACTATTGCCATTGAGAATTGCGATAAGTACTTCTTGTGTGCTTCTGAAAGTGACGTACCCAACACAGCCACTCCGACATATACGTCAATCTCGCCTACAACTACGGCACTAACGCAATCCTCAACAACTACAGCAACATTACCACGACCATAAGTAAAAGGCAAGTCACTATTTCCATACCTTCTCCATTTAGGTAGTCGGTTATCTGTTGCTCTACCGATTGCATCTACACATCTATAGTTATTCCATAGGGTAAACACAACACGATCCTCTTTAACATCATACATAAGTTCTACGTCATGTGGTATAGACCACTTGTCTGTAAACGCTTGCGTGTATGGTGGGTGATACACTAGATTATCTGGCATCTGCCAATCCTCTTCCTTTCTTTCTTGTTCCTTAAAAGAATTTTTTATATCGGTAACTGATAAAGACACTCTCTTTCCACCACTCACATCACAACTAGCTTTATAACAATTCCATACAAGACTACCCATTTGATTCGTGATAGTAAAAGTCTTGTGTCCTCTACATACAGGACAGTTAACTCTCTTTGTTTCACCATTCCTAACATCGTAGTCATGTATGTTCCACATGTTATACACCCTCTCGCTGATTCAAATCAGATGATACCCACTTTTTTCTAGTTGTCAATGCTCTTGTTGCAGATGCCAAAGTATTTTTCATGTATGGCTTTACTGACGCAGGATTAGAATGCCCACTCACCGACATGATTTGAGGTAATGGCACACCACCATCAACCATCTCCATGATGCCTGTCCTACGTAAGTCCATCAGCCGTTTGTGTTTAGGTATACCATTCCTTTCCATTAGCAATCTACCTCTTTTGGATAGGCTTTCTAGTGTGTAAGGTAGGTACTCCCCATCAATAGGATATACTCTTGGTGCTACGTACTGTTGAAAGCCAAAGTCTTTGTGTTGTCTAGTCAACATCTCTCGCATGTCCTCATCAACAGGTATCTCTACCTTTGCTCTACGTTTAGATTGTTCTAAATATAACACAGTAAAGTTGTCATCAAAGTTAGACCACTTCAAAGTACGCATGTCACCTAGTCGCTGACAAAAAGCATATGCCATGTGTATGATAAGTCCTATGTTACGTGTGTACCAAAAATCATAGGCATCATTCAGCACTAGTTCTACCTCAAGCTTAGTCCATATGTCTGTACGCTTGAGTGCAGTAGTACGTTTGATACGTGCAAAAGGATTTACATGTATAAACTCTTGGTCTATCGCCCAATTATATACAGTAGATAGGCAGCTAGTGATGTGATTAGCTTGTGTTACACCTTGTCTTACCCATTGAAGATAGTTTTTCTTAGCTAGTTTAGTTCCAATCGACTTGATTGTGTACCTACCTAGTGTCTTTTGTGCAACACTAAAGAAATATTTATAATCTTTCTGTGTTTTAGGCTTGAGGGTATCCCAAGCATACGAGGACATGTAGGTATAGATCAGAGTATGTAACGTGACGTTGTTACTTATGTTGTTACTTAGCCTTTCATTGTTATAGTATTCATCTATCGCATCATTGAGTACACCTATCTGCATCAATGCCTTGTTCCTATCTGTACCCAACGACAGACGTTTGGTTATGCCTTTGTCAATGAGTTTGTTTGGTGGATTAAATCTGTAAACAGTTTCACCATCAGCATTGACTCTAGCTTGTGTATATCTTGGTAGTTTCATAGCACCTCCTTACTTATAAAATATGTGATCACCGACACGCTTGACTACATGCAAACTGTCTGCCCAATAGGGCATGATAGCAGTAGTGTGATAGTGTGTTGCTCCATTGACCACATCAATACTGTTGTTGTCATCTAACATCATTGACGCTAGATACTTTGACTTATCCCATGCTTCCTGTTCATGTGGTGTGTCACTTGCACCATCACATGTCCAAGAGAAAGCACATATGCTCTTACCTTTCTGATACACTACGTCACATACTGTATTAGGATAGTGTTTGCTATCCACCCGGTTGACAGTTACCTGTGCTACTGCCAACTGACCTGCCGTACTCTGATCACGTGCTTCGTGATATATGTTCAGAGCTAGACACATTAACGCACTCTTGATTATCATTCGCAAAAGTTCCTTCCTATTTTACAGTTCGCAGTAGCCTTGCAAACCTTCTCATGTTTGGCATTCTCCCAACAATCACCATCAGGCAGATGCATCTTCCAAAACATATCCCATGTACCTAGCGAGGTAAACATGATGATCATGGGTAGGATTAGCACACCAAACAATATCCATAGGTATGCTATTCCAAATCCCTCATTGTGGTAAGGCTCATGCATATGCTTTCCCCCACTTACCTGTAACCTTAGAATCAAAACTTGAATTTACTAAGTCATTCCATACAGGAGAGTCAACCCACTTGGCTACCTCTTGCTCACGCTTCCACATGGTCACTGCTTTGGTATCGTTACCTGTGTTACGTACTGTGAATCCATTACGTTCATCACCATACGTAGCGTAGTTAGTGAACGCACTGTACAATGCAAAGAGATTCTCGCCACGCTTACGTGTCTCTTCTCTGTATAGGGCAAGCATCTTGTCTGCTTTCTTTTCGTTACCCATCATGTAATCAAGCACAGACTTAACACACAAGGCTCTTGTATTTATGGATGCCCATGTCTGTATCTTCTCTGCTTCACCTTCAAAGTTTACAACTGAATCAGCTATCTCACCTTGAAAGATATCTACGTTAAACAACGCAGTGTTCTTTTTCTTGAGGTAGTTGTGATCACCTGTGACAGTACCATTCGTACAGAACATATCAATCAAACCATAGAACACTTGGTTAGAACATTTGCCATCTACACCATGTAGTGCAACCATTCTTTTGAAGAGTTCTGTTTGGTGTGTGTCATCGGCAGTTGTGATAGTGATACTGCCATCTTTAAAGATAGCATCAAGCATTACGAATGCACCATTACGTGCTGATCGCCATCTCTTCTCTGCCAAGAGACAGTTCTCTCTACCTAGTGTTTCCTCTGCTACTGACCACACTTTGTTGAAGTATTCACCATGACTAGTGAGTGCATAGTTATCACCTACTATACCTAGATACTCACCATCATACTCATTGACAACGTAAGATTCTCCTTTAAATTTAGTGGGTTCTTTGCTTACCTTAAAGTCATACTGATATGGTATGTCTACATTACTTATATAATCTAAAGCCATTTGCTTATCTCCTTTTCTATTGTTGCAACTGATAACTAGTTATATCATATAGTGTTTTGATAGTCAATTAAAATCATTGATCCTCTAAACATTTAAGTCTATGTTCAAGCGTGTGTACTGCATGTCGTAATCCATACGCAACTTGATCTTTCCATTGTTGATCTCTGATTTCTTTTTTCTCATCAACGTACACTCTTATGTGGGTACAGGCATCAAGCTTTGCACCCTTGTCAAAGTAAGTATCGGGATATTTTTCTTTATCCAAGTACTGTCCTTTTACTCTTATGCCATACCTATGATTGTTCAAATACTTCTTGAGCTGCTGAACAAAAGCTTTGCCCTCTTCGTCATTAGGTATCTCACAGAATTGATAGCGTGAGTTCTTTTGGTAGTGCTTATGCTTTTCTAAATTAGTCTTCATCCTCTATCTCCTCTACTGTTGCTTCCAATCCAATCCATTCTGCTATGTCACTAGTAGATTGAATAAGTGCTTCTGTTTCATCTTCAGCTTCTACTTCATCATCCCATTCAAAATAAATTCTATATTTTGGCATTAGAAATCTCCTCTAACTTTCTGTATTAACTTGATTGCTTTAGCTAGTTCTTCTTCTAGCTTAGAGATCTTATCTCTGTTAGCTTGCCAAAGAATACCTAACCCACCTGCATCTGTCCACTTCTTTACGTTAGTGTGCTTGTCATCAATAAGAATGTTGGGTGTACCATCTATCCTATCAGTAGCAAACTTATGTTTGGTATGAGTAAAGATCAGCCTATGTTGAGAGGGCATAAGACCATGCGATTCCAACCACCTACGTTTCCAATAGACACAGTTATCTCTGTCATTACGTAGAGGTGTAGAACATATCCCCCAACCTAAGTGAGGATACTTGTACGTTAACTCTTTGATATGACCCACAATATGATAGGTTGTATCAAATGCTTTTAGATTCCAAAAGAAATTTGTATCCTTTAATTGGGCAAGAGCATCATTGATATCCTTGATATCTTTCCAATGGGATACCTTAAACTTTTCCTCAAGTCCACCAAAGAAATCAGCTAACACTCCATCCATGTCCAAGTATATAATCATCTTATAACTCCCACTTACCATCGACATTGAATACATAACCCAAATCTTTAGGCTCATCTTCAATTCTATATTCTTTTACAAATTCAAACTCTACGTCATGTGATGGGTAAGTTTCTTTTGAAACACTCATTACATATTCAACGGCAGCTCTCCAATCTTTTGCTGGCACAAAGTTAGTGTCAACTGATGTGATACTTTCTATGCCACCGATAGATAGACCGACCTCATAATACATAGCCATGTTATCTTCTCCCTCTAGGTTCTGTTGCAAATCTAAATACATATCCTGTTAGCATACCACTGTACACTAACAAGAAATAAAATCCCCATTCAATCACTTGTTCCATTAGCCAAATCTCCTTTTGCTTTTGCGTTCTTGTCTGTAGGCATTGCCATGCCTTGTCTTATCTCTAAGGTTAAGTTTCTTTTTACGATTAATCTTCTCAAAGTTCTTCACTTCGTAGTGCATTACTCTTTTCTTTTGTTCTGTCATAGCTACCTTTTCCTTTCTTAGGTTTGACTACTTGTTTCGGTTTGCGATTAGTCAACATTGCTTTTGCAATAGGGTTGACTTGTTTAATATATTGTCCGATGTCGGACTTCTTTATCTTCATGCTACATACTTCCTACCATTACCATGTGGGGGAATAAGTATACTCTTAGCATTGACTTGCATACCACCACACAATCCACACTTCTCACATGTAGTACGTCTGCCAGCTTCTTCACTTGCTGGGCATAAGATCTCCTTACCTTTCACCATAGATGTAAGAGGTGCAACCCTAAAGGTACGCTCCCCCATTGCCCATGCCTTACGTGCTTCTCCAAGTGTGTCGGCACTACGCATCATGTACTGTGCCACAAACTGTGCAGACGATTGACTAGCTTGGTGACTATAGGCAGTGTTGGATTTTGCTTTACTCAACAAGCTATCCCATACATACCTAGGTACGGCTGACGGATCACCATACGTACCCAAACGTACATCTTTGCCATCACCTATACTTTGTATAGCATCATGTCCAAATGATGTAGGGTAGTTGCCTTTGACGTAAGACTTGTACACATTCAAGGGACCTTGAAACAATATGACGTAGCACCCACGCTTCTTAGCTTGCTTGGCATTGGGATCGTCAGTAGCTTCCCCTCTATGTGGACACTCACCACAGATAGAAAAGTCCTCACCATTTTTTGATGCAAGCATAGGATCAATGTCGCTTCGCATGATGTATGTCTGCACCATGTTACCAGTTTTTCCATTGCTTGACTTCAATAAAGCTACCACCATGATGGGCTTACCATCAAGCAAGCTTGCTCCCTCGTATACTATGTATCCACTAGGCTTTTTCACAATCCATTCCTTTCAATAAATGGCATATAACATCTATAGTAAATCCATTGCCTAACATCTTGTATCTCTGTGTATTAGACACATGGTTCGTGTAATTATCTGGCATAGTCTGTAGTCTCTCACACTCAAGAGGTGTGATCTTTCTGTATAGCCAATGATCTACATCAACGGCTACATTATCTTTCTGTACTGTCGTAAGACAGTTAGTCTTTTCATCAAGTCGTATCTCAAGTTGTTGGGTTGTCAATCCTTTAACACTCATCTTGTGATCTTGACGCACACCATCCACCTTGTACCTACCACGCAATGCACCACCAGTTATGGCAACAAAGGGTTGTCTATGTCCACCTTGCATGGTGGTAAGCGTAGGTCCCTTACCATCTTCGTGATAGACACGCTTGTTGCTATCATGTCCTTTGATATTCGTAGCATCTCCGACATGCATTAGAGATTGTCCGACATCGGACTTCACTTTAACAAACGTAGGTATCTGTCCTTTGTACATAGACGCAGTAAGACAAGAAGCTTTTGGATCGTCAACCGATTTCACCATATCTCCACGCTTCCTACCACACCATGTGTTGTTCAGATAGTTAGGTATCTCGTCAAAAGGTAAGTCCTCAAGTATATCCTTGAGTACAATGCCTTTGTCCTTCGGCATCTCCTTCATAGGTATGTTAGTCCAATACAATCTGTTCCTACTTTGAGCCGACACCACACTGCTATTGATAGCAATAGGCTTGACACCAAGTATGTCACTGATGATATCTTGATACTCCTTTTTCATGCGAACATTCTCCAACAGAAAATACTTCGGCTTGAAGTCCTTGAGTATACGGACAAACTCAAAGAATAAGTTCGATCTCTCACCCTCAACCAAACCCTTACCCTTACCTGCAAAGGACACATCTTGACATGGTGAGCCAGCCACCACAAGATCAATGTGTATAGGCAATGTATCTGTGCTGACATTACGTACATCACCCACTTGTACTGTGTTAGGAAAGTTTGCTTGAGCAACTTTGATAGCATACTTGTCTACCTCACTTGCGTAGTAGCTTGACACCTTGATGCCAAGTCTACGCAATGCGATTTGTGTACAAGATGCTCCGTCAAAAAGACTAAGTACTTGCATTACTGATTCACCTTTCTTTTTTGTCCGACATCGGACTTGATTGCACTATGTGTACCCTTATCCACAGTTACACCACGCTTGTATACTGCTATGCTTGGGTGGTTCTTCTGCAAGAATGCGATACGATACTTAACCCTTGGCAAGTACTCATTAAGAGTAGACGCAATAGTCTTTGCAGTTTCTTCGGCATACACTTCGGCTACCACACCATCAATCGTAGCGTAGTTGTATGTAAAAGGTGTAGCCTTTTTCTTGTGCGATGTATGCTTTGAATAGTCTACTATACCTATTGCTCTATTGCCATTGTCAATTTTTGTATCTGTCATAATTAATCTCCTAGATTAAAGTTTCATTTAAGTTGTCCGACATCGGACTTATTTAGGTAGGCAGTTTTTTGACATGCCTAGGTCTACTATGCTTTGGTGTACAGAAGTGCAGTTGCAAAACTTCTCTCCGTTTAACCTTGGGTACACTCAAGTTTGAGCAATAGCATTTTCGCTTATGCGTTGTGGTCATATGCCACCATGTAGCTATCATGCTCTGTGCAACCTCGTTAGAGGATTAGTATGTCAAGTTAATTGAGTGAGACAATCACCTCCCTTCAAGTTGTTGTGTTCTTTTTCTAACTAGTGTAACTAATCGTTTCAAATCTTTGTCATTGATACCTTTTTCTAATGCCATTAGGTGCTTGTCATTTGAATTGATTAGCTTTTGTCTTATTTCTTTTGTGTTTATTTTCATGGGTATTAGTTTCCTATCTGTTACCTTATGTTTAGTAGTCGAATGAAGGATCAAAATTGTTGTAAATTAATTGTCCGACATCGGACTTAATCCAAATCTATCACCCATTCACCATCACGAAACCACGCAAGTAATTCGCTAGACATGAAGTCATCAACCGATTTAACTTTGATGGTAGGTATACCATCTAGGCTTACTACGTCTGTGACTTCGTATGTATCAAAGCCATAGTCTGAACCATAGCCACTATTCACTTTTCTACATGTAACCTTTAAACCTTGCATGTTTTAATCCTTTTCAAATTGTCCGACATCGGACTTGTTAAGTTTCAGTTTTATTATTTTATTTATATAATACCTTTCATATAACATTCAAGGTATTATATAATTAAAATATATAACTAGGCAGTTTTTAGTGATGCCTAGCACTTACCCTTAGAAGGGTAAAGCTTCGGTAGCCAACTTAGGATTGCCAAGCGTTGCTTGGAAGTCTGTGATCGGATCACAAGCGTCTAGCAATCCTTCTGCCAACTCTTCAAGAGTTGTGTCGTTTTGGTTTGCCCAAAGCTTGAGAGCTTGGATCACACTAGCTTTGCTAGATCCTAGCGAGATCACATCACCTTTGGTGACTTCCAACGTGGGTTTAGCTTCGCTAGTCGTAGCTTCGCTAGATTGTCCGACATCGGACTTGTCTTCACCTTCGGTGGTAGGCTTGTTTGCCTTGTTCACAGCTTTCTGCAAAGCAGACAAGCTTGTGTATCCTTTCTTCGACTTGGAGATGAAATCTCTAGCAACCTCTTCGTTTTCAACGAACCACAAAGCTTCGCTTCGTCTTTGCTTTGGGATATCCTTCACTCCAACTCTAAAGAGTTGTGAGCTTGAGATCCTACCATTTGGGCTTTCAGCCTTGAGTTGCTTTAGCAACCTACCCAAACGAGTGTCAAAGCCGTTGGCTTGTGTAGTTACCTTAACGCAGTTAAGCTTTCTCCATTGAGCATTCAAGGCTTTGCCTTCTCTTACGAGGTCAGCAATGTTGGCGTAGTTTCCGTTGGAAGGTTGATTTGAATTTTGCATTTGGTTTTCCTTTTTAGGTTTGGTTTTGTTTTTATAAAGAGAAGAATATATCTCTCACAAAGAAGTGAGATATATTTTCTCTGTTAAAAACATAAACCTAACCTAGTAGTGGGGTAGTCCATAGTCAACACCAAAGCCGTTAGTTTTTCTGTGGTGTGGTATTTTTCCCACAGTTTAGCTTGGCAACTGATGTGATAACAGTTACTTAAACTTGTTTAAGTGCCTTATTTTGTTGGGTTTCTTGCGTGTTTGGGTGAGTGTGGGTTGCACGATCGTGTTCACCCAACGCTACAAGCAGATGTGCAAGCAGATATGTGAGTGCTTACAAGGGTGTACCTGCAAGTGCCACCGGGGGTACGCTAGTTAGTATATACATAAGTATACACAGATCAGTAAAATCGGATGTAAACCACTTTACGTGTACCAATATGCCCACACACCTAGTTTATTTTAAATTAGGTATTGACTACCCTATTTATCTGTGATATAATTATATAGAAACAAACAAACAGCACACTTTAAGTGTCTATTCACTTACTATATAAATAACACTTTAAATGAAATGCTACGTATGTTTTAAAAAAAAGTATTGACAATGAAGAAAAAATCCGTAAAACTATATACAGACAATGTTATTGAAGAGTTTTATAAAGCTATAGCTAATAACAGTCTCCATAAACTCCACATACCTCACAGTGATGTATTCTACGTGCGTGCAGCAGTAGAGTCTCACTATGGTAGATCTTTTTCACTAAAGGAAGTGGAAGAAGCAATGATCGCTGAAGGGTGGTCTGGTAATTAAAGTAAAGGAACTTTAAATATGAATAGAGCAGATAGAAAGAAACAAAGGTTTAGCAAGAAAAATGAGAAGACTAAAGTAAATAAACAGATCCTTGATAAGGTTGAACCTAAACCTACACTTAGACTTAATGTTAATACTCTAGAGAATCAACGTGCAAGAAAAGCGTGGAATATGAGATTTGGAGATATGTATAATAGTGATGGTACACTCAA